AACGGAGGCGGATCGGATGCCTGCCGTTCGTGAAGGTTTCCACGGGGGCCCGGCGAACATAGGCGGTGCCGCGTGCCTCTTCGATGATGGACTCAATCTCGTTGCGGAACTTGCGCAACTGGGCGGCGGGCCGCGTTGAGGCGTTGGCAAGTGTCGTGATCTCACGCAAACCAGGAATGGTTTCGTACACGCCGCCGACGATCCACACCTCTTGGGCATGGGTGCGGGTCATGCCGTCCACAACAGCGGTCCAGGTCACGTCCAGAACGTCCAGGGTGGCCGTGTGGTCCGCTGCGGTAAGCCGTGCGGTGTAGACGACCGGATCGCCCGTTCCCGTGACTGTGGGAGCCGTCAGCGTGTCATGGGTAACCCGTGACACAACAGTGACCGTCGGGTCCTCGTCGGGAGACGCGGCCTCTTCGTCGGCGCCGACAAACGTCGGGCCGATCAAATCCGTGTCAGAACCGACGAGAACCCGTTCGATCACTTGGCCGCGGCCTTGCGGACGCGGGGCGCCTTCTCGGGTTCAGCCTCTGGTTCCACCTCGGGGGCGGCTTCCTCGCGCACGGCGCCCGCCTTGGGGGCCGACGTTTGGACCTTGGACGGTTCGTCGGTGAAGAACTGGGGGCACGCCTTGACGACCGGATCGTCGTCGCGCCAGGGGTCATCCTTGGTGAGCCGGATGCGGGTTTCGCCAACAACGGTGCTGACGGACTGCTTGACGAACTTGAGAGCCATCGGGGCTACTCCTTGGGTGGTAGGGGTTGGCCGAAAGCGGGCCAGGGACCGAAGTCCCCGGCCCGCTCGGGATCAGCTCGTGATGTTCTTCAGGCGGCGGAACGCGTTGACCGCGGTCACGCCAGAGCCGAAGCGGGCGTAGGCGTAGAAGCCGCTCTGCCCGGTCGGACGCTGGTTGGAGCCGAACAGCACGGGCACGTTCGTCATGGTCATGCCGACACGCTGGGCCACGAGGAAGTGGTCCAGGTCGCCGAACACCAAGATGTTCTGGCCGTCGGTGCCTGCCCACGCCGGAGCGTGGTCGGTGAGGATGACTTCCTTGCCGTTGAGCAAGGTGATGCCTGCGGCGGTCTGATCGACGGTGAACCGGGAGGTGGCGGTACCCGAGCCGAAGGCACGGATCTCGTTCTCCACGTCCACGTTCATGACCCACTTGCCGTTGGCCCGGAAGTCCTCGGGGGTGGCGGCATAGATCGCGTCGATGTCGGCGGCGGCCAGCGTGTTGTCGGTGGCGACGTTCACGGTGGTGGAGGTGCCCACGAACAGACCGGTGGTCTGCGGGGTGGAGCCGGTACCGATGGCAAGCTGCGAAGCCACGAGGTTCACGTAGCCGGAGGTCAACAGGCGACCCATCTCCGAAGCGAAGCCGGGGTAATCCATGCCGAGCTCGATCGAGTACGGGATGAACGCCTGGGGCTTCTCGGTGGCGATGGTGGGCTGCGCCAACGTCGCGGCGTCGTCCGAAACCTCGGTGGCTTCGGCGTCCATCGACCAGGCAGCCTGAGCCGCGCTAACACCCTTCCACACGTCGGTGGTGATGGCTTCGACGCGGCAAGCGTTGATCAGCGGGTTGCGACTGATGCCGGTGGTGATGACGATGGTGGGGTCGATGAGCACGGGCACGCCGTAGCCGCCAGCGTTGGGGGTGGACGACGCGGCACGGAACACCGCGACGGCGTCGCGTTCGGCGGCGTCAAGTTCGTCGGCGCGGCCAGCCAGCGACTTCACGAATGCCGATTCGTAGGCCGGGGTGGAGCTGGCAGCCAGCATCCGGGCGACCACGTTGGCGTCGTAGTTGCGGTTCGATCCCTGGCTGATGGCCCGTTCCGCTGCCGTGGCCCGGTCGCTGCCGATGGCGCTCAGGTAGCGCTTGTCGGCGCTTTCGATCGAGCGCAGGGCGAGGTCGCGGACTTCGGCGTTGGTGGCCGTCCGAATGTCAACGGGGTCATCGTTGCGGACGATCACGTTGGGGGCGGTGAAGGTGGTGCCGTGGCCGGGTTCCACTGCGGCGGGAACCGCAGAGAGGGAAGCAACACGGTTGTGGCGCTCCAACAGGGCAACGAGGCGCGCACGCTCCGCAAGGCCCTCGTCAAAGGCGGTCTGTTCGTCGGCCGTGAACTCGCGCTCAGCGGCTTCGGTGTTGAGGTTGCGGATGCAAGCGTCGAGGTATTCGACACCCGCGGTGATCTCTTCGGTGGGATTCAAGGAAAGCTCCTGAGGTTGGCGATAGCGATTGCTCGCTCGCGTTCGTTTGGTGTCATCCCTGTCCGAACCACCGTCAGACCTTGCGGGTCGCCGGAACCGTCCTCCACGGACGATTCACCGACACCCTCACCAAGAATCACGGGGGGTTGGCTGGGGAGGTTGGATCGCACGGCGGACACAAGGGCGCCGGGGTAGGCGCCGAAGGTCACGATCGACGCCTCGAGGACGCGGACCGCGGTTCGGTGGACAACTCCACCGACCGTCTGCTCTGTGCGGGGAATGAAACCGAGCGAGAAAGCGTCGAGGGCGCCGTCTCGGATCAGTTGGAGAACTTCGTCGCCTGCCTCCGTGCGGGAGACGTACAGCTCGCCGTAGAGGCCAGCAGCGTCGTCACGGAGCAACGTGGCGCGCCCGAGGGGGTTGCCGGTGCGGTTGTGGTGCGGCAGGAACTTCACCCGGCCGGGGTCGCCGTTGATCGCTTCCTCAAACGCACCACGGGCGAAGGCTTCGGTGTACGGACCGGCGCCGTCGTCAACTCGGGCAGGCTGGTCGTACGGGGCGAGGATGCCGGTCACGGTGCGGCCATCGCCGGAGGTCGAAACCTCCACGTCGGGCGCGAGGCGTACAAGAAGATCGGTCATGGGGTAGCTCCGTTCGGAGGGGTGTCGCTGCCAGGCTCTTGGAGTTGCACCGAATACAGGCCGGAGTGGACAAGCTTGTTCAGGTCGCCCGCCTTCACCGCAGACACCACAGAGTCGGGCTTGAATCCGGCGTCAACGAGGGTGCGGGCCGTCCGAGCGTCACGGGACAGGATCTCGGCGGCGTCCTTCTCGTCCTCTTGCAAGAACGACACGTCTTTGGGGTCGTACCAAAGACGCGAGTTGTTGGGGGCGGGGACGATCTGAGCCAGCGAACCAGCCACGTTCCGCCACGCAGGACGCGCCCACTGGTCGCCTACGGCCCGTCGCGCCTGGCCGTAGTTGGAGTAAGTGGCAGCGTCCAAACCTTCGGAGAAGCCGACGATGATCGGGGCAATACCGGAGGCGGCGGCGATGCGGGTTTCACCGGCGCCCTGAACAGCCTTGAAGTTCAACTGTTCCAGGTTGGAACCGATGATCTTCGGGTCAGCACCGCCTCCCAAGTGCAAGGTCTTGTAGGCGTTCATGACGCCCGCATGGTCCTCGTCCAGCAGCTTCAGGTACTGATCCAACTGGTCTGGCGTGATCTCCTTCGGGTAGGTGATTGCCAGGTTCGGGGTGGCGGCGTTCTCGAAGAACTTGAGCTTGTGCTCTGTTGCGGCTTTGTCGGCGGTGATCTCACCGAGCACCGGGGTAAGCCACGACATGCCGCGGTATTGGGCTTCGGGATCGGGGATCGGGGCGTAGTGCGCCACCTCTTCGGGCAACAGCGTCACGGCCTTACCCTGCGAACCCATCCCACCGGGCTTGTAGACGTAGCCCAGGAGTTCCGAGTCCAACCCGTTCGGGTCAGCGTCGGTGTCGCGTGAGCCGGTAACGATCGTCACCCAGTCAGGGCGAAGGACCTTCAACCGGTTACGCAGACGATCCCGGTAAACGAAGGCGTTGCCAGCAAGCGAGGCGTGTTGCTCCATGCGGGCCAACAGGTCACCGGTCGTGCCACCGGGCCAAGGGTTCTCGAGGATCGCCAGGTCCTGGTTGCCGAACAGCTTGCCGGGACCCTGGGCCATGTCTTGGAACTGGAACCGCACCTCAGAGAACAGGCGGGCACGGACACCAATGCAAGCAAACACGATGCCGTTTGCGGCGTAAGCGGCGCGGGCGTATGCCGTGAAGTTGTTGCCGATCGGTTCCTGAGCGTTCGGGGTCCAGGTCGTGTCCAACCCCAACGGGTAGGTCATGCCACCGAACTTGAACTGCGCATCAGCAGCCGCAACCAGATCGGACAGACCAAACCGGTTGAGCGTGGGGGAGGACCGGAAACGGTCGATGCGCCTCACGCAACACCATCGTCAGAGAACAGCCACCAGGCGCCACCGCAACCACAACCCACCGCAGCC